ATTTTCAAAGAATGTTAGAAATACTATACAAGAAGTGAAGGGAGATAAAGATAAAATAGTTTTTTCAGATATATTTCCTGGAGTAAGTATAAAACAAGGTGATGGTGCTATGAACCTTTGGAGTTTAGAAGGTGGATACAATAACTATTTAGCAACTGCACCTGGTGGAACTGCTACAGGTTTTGGTTGTAGTCTTATGATAATAGATGACTTAATCAAAAATGCAGAAGAAGCTTACAATGCTAATGTCTTAGATAAACATTGGGAATGGTATTCACAAACAATGCTTTCAAGACTTGAAGAAGGCGGAAAAATAATAATTATAATGACTCGTTGGGTTAGTGGTGACCTAGCTGGTAGAGCAATAGAACATTATAAAGCAGAAGGTAAAAAGATAAAACATATAAAAATGAAAGCTGTTCAAGATGATAAAGGTACTATGCTTTGTGATGAAATATTAAGTTATAAATCTTATTTATCAAAAGCAAAAGCTATGGGACCAGAAATAGCTTCAGCCAACTATCAACAAGAGCCAATAGATATAAAGGGTAGATTGTATGGAGAGTTTAAAACTTATGTAGATTTACCAAAAGAAAAAATAATAAAAATCGCCTCTTACTGCGATACAGCTGACACTGGAGATGATTTTTTATGTAATATCATTTATGTGGATTGCAAAGATAGTGCCTATATACTAGATGTTATCTATACCAAAGAAGCTATGGAAATAACAGAGCCTATGGTTGCAGAAGCATATAAAAAGTTTAATGTAAATATTGCAGATATAGAAAGCAATAATGGTGGAAGAGCATTTGCAAGAAATGTTGAGAGAATAACAAGAGATAAAGGAAATTATAAAACAGTTATTAAATGGTTCCATCAATCTGGAAATAAAATAGCAAGAATATTATCAAATAGTGCTTGGGTTAATGCAAATATTTATATGCCTGTTGATTGGAAAAATAAATGGCCAGAATTTGCAAAGGATATTATTTCTTATCAAAAAGAAGGTAAGAACAAAAATGATGATGGACCAGATACCTTAACTGGTATTGCTGAAAAAATGGCAAATGATGGATACAATTGGAATCTATAAGGGAGTAAATATGTTTGAATTTATAAAAAACTTGTTTAGGAGAAAAAGAGATATGAATGGAGTACCTATAAAAGAATTAGAACTAATAATAAGAAATTTCTTAGCCAGTGATAAATTAAAAGAAATGCAACTAGGAGATAATTATTACAAAGGTAAACATGAAATTTTAAATAGAGTTAGAAAAGTAATAGGACAAGATGGAAATTTAGTTCCAGCAGCTAATTTAACTAATAATAAAATTGTAGATAATAAATTTGCTGGTGCTGTGGATCAAAAAACAGATTACTTATTATCAAAAACACCTAGTCTTTCATCAAAAAATGAAAAGGACATGGATAACTTAAATAAAATATTTAATAGTAAATTTTTTAAGCTATTGCACTCAATAGGTAAAGGGACTTATTTGAATGGAATAGCTTTTTTATATGTCTATTACAATGAAAAGAGTGAGTTTTCTTTTAAAAAATTCAAAGGAAGCGAAGTTATTCCTATATGGAAAGATAACGACCATACTGAACTTGACTATGTTATAAGAATATATAAAACTAAAAAATTTACTGGATATGATTATAAAGAAATTACTAATGTTGAGGTCTATACATTAAATGGAATAGATTACTTCACTTGGAATAATGGGCTAAGTCCTTTGATTAAACATGAAAATTATATGAAAGTAGTAGATAAAGAGTTTAATTGGGAATATTTACCAGTTATACCATTTAAGGTAGATGAAACAGAATTGCCTTTAATTATGAAAGTAAAAAGCATTCAAGATGCAATAAATGAAGTGATAAGTGATTTTAAAAATGATATGGAAGATAATTCTAGAACTACTGTACTTGTAGTTAAAAACTATAATGGGCAAGGTGGTACATTAAGACATAATATGAATCTTTATGGTTATATTCCTGTTGGCTCTGATGGAGGAGTGGACCAATTAACAATTGAAGTTAATGCTGGAAACTATGAAACTATTTTGAAAATATTAAATAAATCTTTTATAGAAAACGCAAAAGCTTTTGATGCTAAGAGTGATAAGCTTCAAGGAAATGTAAATCAGATGAATATTCAATCAATGTATTCTGATATAGATTTAGATGCAACAGCACTTGAAAGAGAATTTAAAGCTTCTTTAAAAATAGTATTATGGTTTGTGAAGCAACATTTAAAAGCTAATTTTAATGAAGATGATATAGATATTATATTTAATAAAGACATTTTAATTAATGAAAGCCAGGCTATTGAAGATTGTCAAAAATCTGTTGGAATAATAAGCACAGAAACGATAGTAGCTCAACATCCTTGGGTAAATGATTCTAAAACTGAATTAGAAAAAGTAAAAAGAGAAAAAGAAAGCTCTATTGAAGAAATAGAAGAAACTTATGAAGGACATAAACATGAGTAATAACTATTGGATAGATAGATTTACAGCTGAAGAAAATAGAATCAATGAATTATCTAAGGAACAAGTGAAAGAGGCTAAAAAACAATATGATATAGCTTTAAAAAATATAAATCAAAAGATATATGAGTTTTATGCTAAGTATGCAAAAGATAATAATATATCTATGTATGAAGCAAAACAAAGATTTAATAAAAAAGAACTAAAAGAATTTAAAATGTCTTTGAGTGAATATGTTAGAAAAGGTAAAAGCTTCAATATGAGTTCTGATAATAGTATTATAAAAGAATTAAAAAATGTTAGTTCAAGAGTTCATATTGAAAGATTAGAAGCTTTAAAAATGGAAATTAAAGCAGAAATAGATTTATTATCTAAGACTATGGAAAATAATTTAGATAGACATTTAAGAGAAGTTTACAAGGATACTTATTATAGAAGTGCTTACAGTATTCAAAAAGGTTTAGATAAGTTTTCTAATATAGAAAAAATAAATCCAGAACTACTTGAAAGTTTAGTATACAAACCCTGGACAAAAGACAATACTAATTGGAGTAAAAGAATTTGGGGTAATGATAGTAAATTAGCAAATACTTTACATACTAATTTAACTCAGAATATCATAACAGGAAAGCCATTGAAAGAAGTTATTGACACTGTTGCAGAAAGATTTAATGTTGAGAAAAACATAGCATCTAGGTTAATAATGACAGAGAGTGCAGCATATCATTCAAAAGCAAAAGAAAAATGTATGAAGGATTTAGGCTGTGAAAAATATGAAGTTATAGCAACTCTTGATGATAGAACTTCATCTATTTGCAGGAGTATGGACAGTAAAGTATTTGATATGAAAGATTATCAAGTTGGGGTTACAGCTCCCCCTTTTCATTCTCATTGTAGATCAGTTACAGCTCCTTACTATGATAAAATAGATGGAGATATTAGCCTAAGAGCTTCCAGAACAGAAGATGATGATTATAAGTTAGTAGATGTTAAAGATTATCAAGATTGGTATGATAGATATGTTGAGAAACATATAAATAATCAAGTATCATTAAGTAATAAAAATAATATTGAGAGCAAAAATAAATCTGATATAATTAAATTAAGAAATGCTAAAATAGATAAAGAAGTAAAAGAAAATGTTTTAAAAGATGTTAAACACAACTCAGGGCTTGGAACAGTAGGGAAAAAAATTTTAAAAAATATAGACTTAGATGAAAATTTGGAATTTGTAATTTCTAATAATAGAGGTTCTGTTAAAGCTTCTTATGATATAGAATTGACAAAAAGTCAAAAAATCATGTACAGAAAAAAATTTGAAAAGATGAATTTATCCTTAAATGATGAAAGGAATTTATATTATCGTGAAAAAACAATTTTTCATGAATCTTACCATGCTATGTTAGATAATAAATTGGTAGATGTTCTTTTTTCTGATGTTGATTTTATTGATAAATGGAGAGATATAGAAGAAGTTTTTGCTGAATCATCAGGACATTATTTATCTGACTTGGTGGGAAATAAAGTAAAATTAGGAGTGTCTTACCCTAAGAGAATGTGTGAAATTTTACCTAGATTAAAGAAGTTCAGAAAATTTAAAGAATGTGAAACTATTTCTGATTTTGGTAGAATAGTATATTATGAAAGATATAAAGGTAAAAATGCTATATGGATGCCTATAAGAGAAGTGATTTTTAAGCAAGAGTTAGATATCTTAGAATATAGTAAACAATATGTTGACTACATAGAGAAAAATAAAAGTAGGATATTTGTATTGATTTATAAAAATGCTCCTGATATTTTATCAAAAGAACAAGTAGTAGAAATAGTAGATAAAAGTACTAAAATAATGAAAAATACAACTTCTATTGATAATCTAACAGATTTTGAGAAAGAAATTTTTTATAATGTTTTAATATCTGCAATGAAATTAAAGGGGGTAAAATGATGTTTTGGAACCTTTCAAAAGATTTAATAGATCCAAAAAATTATGATGAAGTTTACAAATTATTAGATTTTATTTTTAATGATATTGAAACTGTTTCAATTAAAGATGGAAAAGAAATAAATTTATCAGAAATAGAAAACGAAAAAGCATTAAAAAAAATTGAAGAATTAGGAGAAATAAAAGTTGTTGAAAATTATAGAGCTGGGAAATATCATCAATTATAGAAATTTATGATTGTCTTATCTCTTGACAAACTCTAACATATATAGTACAAATAGTATTATATTATTTTAGGGGGGGAGAAAATGAAAAAGATATTAATTATTTTATTATCTACATTTTTATTGTTTGCTTGTGAGAGTAAAGAGGAGAGAGAGCTAAGAAAAGAAAGTGAAAGAAAGTTTAATGTAATTGTAGAAAAATTTGAGAAGGAAAAATATCAGAAAGTTCTTGATGAAATAAAAGTATTTGAAGAAAAATATCCTAATTTTATTAAAAAAGATGAATTGCAAAAAATAAAGGAACAATCTGTAATTAAACTTCAAGAAGAAAATAAAAAATTAGAAAAATT